TTAAGGCGTTTCTTTAATCCCATCAACGAATGTCTGCAACTCCTCCACCGTGCCATTAAACACATTAAAATCCACCGAACCATTAATGCCATCGACCTGTCCACGGTCGGAATGCTGCCAGAAGCGCCAGGCCATGCCGTCATTGTCCGGACGACGTTGATAATAGTGAGCCACCCACCACGGATATTCATTGAAATAGCCCGCCAGATTGGTGTGATAAAAAACGGCTCCTGAGTAAATAATTGGCTTTTTACCCGTACGTTTTTCGACCATTTTTAGCCACTGACTTACCCGCTTGCGTAATTCTTTTGCCGATAATTTTCCCCGTTCTTCTACGTCCAGCACGGCAGGGAAATCGCCTTGTGAGAAATCCACCGTTTGCAGAAATAATCTCGCCTGAACTGAAGCAGATACCGACGGGGAAAAATAATGATACGCCCCGCGCAGCAGGCCATTTTCGCGGCTTAGTTGCCAGTTACGCGAAAAATAGGGGTCCACCAGCTTTTCGCCTTCCGTCGCCTTAATAAAGGCAAATTGTAAGCGAATACCGTTATCGCGCATTTTTGCCACCCGCTGCCAGTCGATCCGCTCCTGCCAGCGCGAAACATCTATTCCGTGAATGGTGTAACTGGCAGGAATGCGAATAGCGAAAGATTTAACCGGGCGATAACCGTAGAAGTGAATGTAGTCTTTAATCTGAATTGCTGTCGAATAGAAAAAATTCACCGTCTGACGCGGATAAATTGCAACGATGGAAATTAGCCCAAGAGCGCATAATAAAACGGTGAATTTTTTTCGACTGGTGATTCTCAACTGCATTGGTTTCATCCCTGAATGTCAGCACCAAAGGCTGACAATAACCAAAGCAGCTATAGTACGGTGCTCACCACCAGGCGTGGAAGTGGTGAACCGGACCAATACCGTGACCAACTTCCAGCGTGTCGGCCTGGGCTAATGCCGATGAAAGCCAGCTTTTTGCCTCCTGTACGGTGTCAGCCCAGTTTGTATGGCGCGGGCGTAGTGCAGCCAACGCCGCAGAGAGCGTACAACCAGTGCCGTGAGTGTTTTTGGTCATAATGCGCGGTGCAGTAAATCGTTGTTCCCCCTCACGAGTAAACAGCCAGTCCGGGCTTTGCTCATCATCCAGATGACCACCTTTCATTAGCACTGCGCCACAGCCCATCGCCAACAGCGATCGCCCTTGTTCCAGCATTTCCTGTTCGGTGCGCGCGTGTGGCGCGTCGAGCAAGGCGGCTGCTTCGGGCAAGTTTGGCGTTATTAATGAAACATGTGGCAATAATCGACTGCGCAGCGTAGCAACCGCCGAAGGTGAAAGCAGCGGGTCGCCGCTTTTTGCCAGCATAACGGTGTCGAGTACCACGTTTTGGATCTGATAACGTTGCAACCGTTCTGCCACCGCTTCAACAATATCGGTTTCCGCCAACATACCGATTTTAGTGGTGTCGATTCGCACATCACTGAACACCGAATCGAGCTGGGCGGCGACAAAATCAGGCTCAATGCGATACACCGACTGTACACCACGGGTATTTTGCGCCACCAGTGCAGTAATAACTGAGCAACCATAAGCGCCAAGTGCCGAGAAGGTTTTAAGATCGGCCTGAATCCCCGCACCACCACTCGGATCAGTACCGGCAATCGTCAGAGCGTTAATTCGTTTCATGCCTGCACCTCCTGCGTCAATTGCCAGAGCGCATCAAGGAAATGTGGAACAAAACTGCCTGGCCCCTCGCTTCTGGCAACTGCGCGTTCTCCGGCTTGTTTCATCCAGTGACAGGCAGATGCGATATTTTCCAGCGTATCGCCTGGTAGCGCACAACAGGCAGCGACAACCGCCGATAGTGCACAGCCAGTTCCTACCACTTTGGTCATTAGCGGATCGCCACCGTGAATGCCAACGGTGCGACGACCATCGGTAACATAATCCACCTCGCCAGTGACCACGACGATTGCGCCAGTTTCCCGTGCCAGTGTTTGTGCAGCGGGTATCGCATTAGCTGCGGCGTCAGTGGTATCCACTCCCCGTCCACCATTAGCAACGCCAGCTAATGCCATGATTTCCGAAGCATTACCACGTATGGCGGTTGGCTTATGGGACAGAAGTTCCACACAAAAACGGCGGCGATAATCGAGCGCACCAACCGCAACCGGATCAAGCGTCCAGGGCGTTTGTGATCGTGTTGCTTGCTCAACGGCAGCACTCATCGCTTGCGCTCGTGGCTGCGTCAGCGTGCCAACGTTAATCAACAAGGCACTGGCGATAGCCGCAAACTGACTGGCTTCTTCGGTTTCGATAACCATCGCTGGCGATGCACCGAGCGCCAGCAAGGTATTGGCAGTAAAGGTTTGCACCACATCGTTGGTCATACAGTGCACAAGAGGGGAATGTTGGTGAAAAAGGTGTAACGCGTGCGCAGATTGCGCTGAACTCAGCAGGTCGACTTGCATAGTTTGCTCCTGCCATAACGTGAAGAAGCAATGACCTGGTGGTCCGTGACTTCCCTACGCTGGCATTATCCAGATCAGGTGATACGGGTATTTCTTACTAATTTTTGTTATCAGTTGATAATTAATAATTTTTTAAGCATACAAGAATTAAAAACCTCAAAAATGACCACACAACTGACCACACATTTCGTTGAAGCCCTACGAACAACGACGAACAATAACAAACAAAAGGGAAATTTGCTGGCAGTTTTGCTTAACCGTTATCATTTTTCTGCTATCCGCTATGAAGCTGGTGGATGATCACTGATAACTCGTATGGGAATCCCCATATCGGCATCATGCCCATGCCATAACAAAAACCCCATATTCGTGGGTTTTCTGTGTTGTGGCTATTCTGCCGTTGCCGTGCTGGTGGATATTTCCGGTATGTGGCTCACCATATCGGCATCAGGCCCACCAGCGTGAAGCGTTTTTCATTTTTCGCGGGTATAAAAAATCGATGGGGCTGGCAGTCCGGAAGACGTCAGGGTACAGAGATTTGACCCGCCCCTCCCTGTGCATGGGCACAATAAGTAACCGAAGGCGGAATTCCGCCCTCGGTGCTCACATATGAGAAACGATATTTCTTACACCGATACCCTTTATTTGGGTATCGCGAGTAAGCCCCAAAATCTGGGTGTTACTCTTACTACCCAAACTACGGGTAGTTTCCGTAGTTTCATAGTCGAGTTGCAGATCTGCAACTCGCCACCAGTTGCTAAGTGCATTTTTGCACTTTCGGTAATATCAACCAGTTACCGCCGTAAGTGCTCCGGCTTCCTCCACTGGTAAGTATTTTTCGCGCTCTCCCTCCGTTGTTGAGAACGGCGACGGTATGCCAGCAACTCAAGAACTCTGGTTCGTATGTTGCGCATATCCACGCCGTTAAGCTCAATACCGTCACGGCACATTACCTCAGCCACCACACGCGCGTAATTTTCAGCGGTGACTGTATCCGGCTGCTTGGCCTGTTCGTCAGCCAGCTGGCTGATTCCACCAGCACGGCGGATTAATCGCAGTATTTCAGATTCGGTCATTATCATGCCTGTTTTGCGACCTCATTCACTACGTCATTTTTTACCATCCGGCTGATAATCTGATTACACAAATCGTCAATAATTGACTGCACTCTGTTTACTGCCATCGGTTTAAGCCCGGCATCACGTGCCAGAATATTGGGGAGTTTTGCCAGTTCCTCGCTTACGATTTCCCCCCATATAGCCATCTCTTTTCGCACATCATCGGCGGGTATGAGTTGCGCCGTTTCCTGTTCGAACTTGAGGCGCTCACGTTCGGACTGATACCAGGCCTTACGGTCATGTGGCTCCATTTCTTCCAGTGATGCCGGAACGGGAAGATCAAGAAAACAGGTCAGAATGTCAGTCACCCGATAGAGTTTCAGCTTGTCATGCCCTCCGGCTGGCTGGATGTTTTTCAGCCTTGCCGCCGCAGTCTGACGACATATTCCCGCTATCGCCGCCAGTTGGTTAATGTTCAGCATCAGATTTTTCAGTTCTCGATCCATATCCGCTCCAGAATGTTTTAAACATGCATATTGCGAACAACTTTCAGAAGAGGTTAAAAAATGCGCTATATGTTGAGCATAAAACAAGCAAAATTAACATGCCAAAAATAAAAATACTTAAAATTCAATATCATATAAAGATGATGATGACGAATGAAAATGCAAAAACTAGCCTTTTTCCGCGCCGCTCCCGCCCCGTGGCAGGCCACCCCACCGGGAGGACCCGTAAAAAAGGCGGCTATAGCCGCCCTTGAACACTTCACTGATTCCATTAATGCGCTTCTGCTCTCCACCAGCAATATTTGCCTCCCCCTGTAGCGATGTAATCATTCCTTTAATGTTTTCCGGCATATGTAAAAGTCTCCCGGGCGTTTCGATTCAATTCGCGCCATTGCTCTGACAGATGGCAACAATTCATCAGCAAAACCGTGCTTAAGACATTCTTTTCCATCTAAGTTTCATCTTCCTGCATGTCGGCAATTTCCTGTGCCGATTTGCCCGTTTTTCTGGCATAAGCAGGGATTAATACGGTTTCTACCTTACCCAGCAAATCAGCATAATCACGCATATCGCCAGAGATACCCCACGGCTTGTGGATCATCATGAGCGCATTTTCTGGCATAATGATGCGATCGTCAGCCATCGCTATAACTGACGCCATAGAAGCGGCCAGGCCATCGATATGCACCATGACTTTTGCCGGGTGTTTATTGAGAAGGTTGTAGATAGCGATCCCGTCAAACATGTCACCGCCTGGCGAGTGAATGTGAAGACTAATATTGGAAATATCGCCTAGGGCTTTCAGATCCTCAGAGAACTACTGGGCAGTGATACCCCAGCCGCTAATCTCCTCGTAAATATTGATATTGGCGCAGATGGCGTCGTTGGATGCTTTAATGGTGTACCAGCCTTTCATAGCCATGCCCCCAGCGTATGGTGATGCCAGTAGTTCACTCTGCTACGCACAATCTGACATTCAGTGAGGACTGGCATTTCCGGGTGAATCTTGCGAATGAATGCCTAGTACTCTTCGATTTTCTTCATGGTTTCAGCATCGATATGAACCGTACCGCCTTTATCGCGCTGCTTATTGTTCCGTTCTGCCATCTTCTTACCCTTATCGTGATTGATGGTACATATACATCAACCACTAAAAGCGGTAAGTAAAACAATTTATATTATAAAAACAGATTTATGGTTTTTATCAGATTTTGTATCTTCTAAGTAATCGTTACCGTAGACGAAGGGAAAGAAATGGAACTCACTTATGATCAAAAGGTTTTGCTGAACAATGTCGCAAAAAGGTCTTTCAGAGACATAGCCGATCAAGATTATCTAACTGCTCGTATTTGCTTTAAAAACAATCTTCCATTCCAATTTTTATGGATGTCTCAACAAGCAATTGAAAAATATATAAAATGCATTCTTATTTTTAATAGAATCCCTGTTAAAAAAATTGGACATAATCTTGTTGCAGGAATTAAAAAAATTAATGATATTCCATATATTAAACTAGATCTGAGTGATAAAAGCATAGATTTCATAGAGTATCTAAATGACCAAGGGCCAAATAGATACTTCCAAAAAGTCATGTATACTAATGGGTTTGAAATTATTACCTTAGATAGAACTGTATGGGAGTTACGCAGATACTGCCGCTTACTGAATTATCAACTCAAAACCCCTAAAGGTGATCTAATAGATATGCTAGAAGTAGAATTGCGGGGAATTGAGCATTCAAGAAATGTACCACCACATAAATATAAAATCACAGATGGTTATTTGGAAAAGCGATTAAAAGACAACAAATATAACCACGGAAATATTTTAACATGGAAGAATCTATTTTTTGGGAAGACGAAAAAGAACACTATAAAAATTGGACGCTCACAACGTATCAGTTACCCTACTCAACATATACATCCTGAAAGCTTGGAGTTATTCAATAAATTTTTCAAAACTAACTAACTTATAGCACTTATCTATTAATCCAGCAAATCAGAAAAGTGTTTGCTGTTATGTGCGTAATACTAAGCGACAAATATCCTCTTATGGTTAACTACCTGTCGGCTAAAACTTAATATTCCATGTTGTAATAAAATTTTTATATTTAACCATTCATCTGTTCACCTTTTTCTATTTTCTCTTTTAATTCATAATGTTAAGGGGTGAACAGTTTCACAAAAACTATTCACTAACTGTTCACCACTGTTCACCTATAGAGCTCAATAAACAATCAAAAAGGTGAACAGTGAATAGATTGGTGAACAGTTTATAAATAACTCTTCACCCTATAATATACTGATATGAAAGATATTTATTACAGGGTGAACAGTTATTCCATAAGTTTAATTTTTGCTATCGTCATTAGTGACCGATACACATGATGGCATCCAGTCTTCTGATTCCTCCGTCAGTGTCACGTTTGAACGCAAACCGTGCTTCGTTTTCCGTTTCATATACTCCCTGCCATATTCCGCCATTGCCCCCGGCATATCTTTACCGAAGCGCGTCAGTGTTACGGGCTTACCAAACCCATGTGCCCTCATATATGCCAGATAGGCATGATAGAGATACCTGCGTGGGCTGAATGGCACAATCTCAGCATTACCTACTAACAGGCCATCGCACATTACCGACGCCATGAGATAGCCGCAGAAGTCCACCAGCGAATCCCCCTCTCGTTTTATCGCCAGTGCTTCTTCAGATTTCTGCTGCTCATATAACAGGCGTCTGGCTTCGTCCTGGTCAGCAAACCGTGTAAGCAGGTGGCGAATCACTACCGCCAGCTCACCTTCTATTTTTTCCGCCAGCATCGGATCGCGTTCGTTCTCCGGTACAACTTCCGAAAAATTGAATATCACCCGACGACGTGAGATTCCCCCGCTGCGGTCACTGAATGACATGGCGTTATTGTTAACCGCCAGCACTACTGCCGGAATACGCGTTGAGTAGGGGGCTTTGTGTTTCGGGTCAATTGCCACCTTGTCACCGCCTGTAATGGCCTTAATCCCTGCCCCATCACCAGCGTAACGGGTCATATCCGGCATGATAATCAGCGAAAAGCCAACCACTAACGCGCGTTCCCTTGCATCTTCCAGCGCCTTCATGCTTGCCGATACTGTATTGGCCTTACCCGCCAACATGGTACAAATCTCCGCCATCACGCTTTTACCGCTTCCCCCCGGCCCTGTTACCTCAATGAATAACTGCCAGTCGTACCGGTTGGCCAGCACCATGAATAATGCCGCCAGTACGCGATCTGCCTTGCGGTCATTCTCAGCCACCGAACGGCGCAACCACTTCCAGAAATTCGGCGCATGTGTTGCCAGCATTTCCCCCTCTGCTGGTGGGCTGAAAGGTAATTCACTGGCAATTAACAACCAGTCGTTTTTGTTATGCACCCGAAAATTACCTGTTCTGGTATCAAATACCCCGTTACTGAATCCAATCAGGTTACGGGCTGTATTCCCCATTACAGGCAAACTTAACTTCATGGTATCGACCGCCGATTTAATGGCGTTCTGCGAATAGCTGATCTCCGCATCAATGAAAATCTGTGCCATAGCTCGCTGTAATTCTTTATCCTGTACTGGCTCCCATACAACGCCGTTGTAATGGTGAACAGTGTCAGAGTCAGCATGAATCGCCAGTTCACCGCCATAACGTGCCAGGAGGACTTCGCCGCGTTGACTTGCTCCCATCTGGTTAAGCGCCAGTGGTGAAGCGTTATCGTCTTTTATCCGCTCTTTTTTCTTTACAGGCAGTTCAACTACCTTTTTCTTTTCCGCCAGCTCTGCCCGTTCACGTTCCAGATATTCGCGCCAGTTCTCCCGTTTCTGGCTGTGCATTCCTTCAGGATAATAATCAGCATCCCTGACACCTGCCGCTGCCAGTTTCTGCCCGATGGTATTAACAAGCCCCGGACGCAATAACCCCGCCTGATAGAGACGCACGCGATAGCGTCCGTCCGGTACGATTTGCAGGTTGTCCAGTTCGGCAAGTTGTTGCTCTCCAAGCCAGACAGGAGGCACGTTATCGCCAGCCAGTCGCCCGTCCTGTTCCTGCCACTGCTTCGCATGTGCCCACGCATCACTACCCGCAAAAATGATGACTTCCGTCATTTTGTCACGCGGCTGGTGTTTTAAATTTGGCGCTTTTTTCATTTCTGCTCTCTCCACGCGGCAATCATGTTTTTCAGTTCCTGTAGTTTTTTATCCACATTCACACGTGACACATGGTTATTTCTGGAAAGCGGGATTTCCCGCCTGAATCTGCTAATAAAGATCTCCACGTTCAGCGAACTATGAAATGAATAGCCATCACGAATAAAATACACACGGTCAAACATCAGTTCTTTTACCGTTACTCTGTTACCGTTCTTATCCAGATAAATAGCGCCGGGGATAATTTTGGGGTGTGCATAACCGCTGGCAGTCAAGCCAGATAAATATGTTCTCATGATTATTTATCCCCGATTTGAATCAGTATTCGCTTTCTTTATGGCATTTAATGCATCTGTGGCATTTTCAATGGTGCACCGTAACGAAATATCAAACTGCCCAAGCATTGCCAGTAACAAGCCAATATTCCCCATGTCAATGCGCATAGCCTTTTCGTCATAGTCCTCATTTTCTGACGCATGCCACATCAGGCTACCAATTGACGCAACAGCCATTGATATATTGTCAGTAGCCCCATCCGCAGCGGAATAAACCTTTTTAGCAATATCATGCTCACAGTTAAAATGCGGATTAATCAGGTACTGGTAATTTGACATATCAGGCATGGCACACCCCCTGACGAATACGGGCAGCGAATACCATCACGCAGCCAGCCGGGGATTGCTGGCGTGCTTCCTGTTCGCTGGTGGCCACGATGTGAATCACGCGCGGTTGTGCCGTGCTCAGGGCGATAAAACGCCAGATGTATTTATTCAGGTTGTGTGAGTCCCGCCCTTGCGGGTGTATGGTATGATTTAACATAGCTACCTCGATACTATCGTTATCGTTGGTGGTTAGACGCCCTGCATGTGTTGCGAGCACTGCGGGGCGTTGCTCCTCTAGGTGTATTTCACCTTTGCTTTTTAATTTACTCACTGGTGAAATACACTTCAAGCCTTTTTTTATCATTTTTTTTGCGTATACTGACATACACCAATTTTTAGGAGATCCAGAAATGGCAACTGGTGCAAAGAACGCAAAATCACAAATGACAACTGTCAGAATCCCACATGAAGTAATGGATGATATTGAGCAACTTAAAGAACCTGGCGAAAGTACCGCTGGTTTTTTAGTTACTGCCGCAAAAGGCGAGATCAAACGCCGCCAGCGGCGCAAGGCCAAAGAGCAGGAGTAACCATCACCAGCGCCGTGGTGCGGTGAACTGTGGCGCACAGGGTTACAGGTATCTACGATGACTGACAAATCATTAAAGAAATTATCCTCATCCAGGAAAAAACAACGCAAAAATGCGGTAAACGAACATGAACCGGAGAGATTCGCACCATGTGCGTTTGTCCTTGAGAAGTACCTTAAGGAGTATTCTAGGAAAATACGCTCATTGCAGGCATGGCAACGAATCGAGCCAGACTGATAGCATTGCCCACTAGCCGACAACCTGGTATTCTGGATATGCTCAAGTTTAGTGTTATGCCACTGGCGACCGCCCCCGGTCGCCTTTGTTTTATGTGTCATAGCTCCCCCCTAGGCTGCCTTACCTGAATTAACGCGGTCACGGCTTTGCACCCAGTCTATAACTTCGGAAAGCAACCAGCCTACAGAACGCCCCCCAAGATTACGGCGAGACGGAAAGCCCCCTTTCTTCTCCAGTTCGTAGCGTGTAGTACGGCTGACGCCTGTTAACTTACGACATTCATCCTCACGAATTACGCGATCTGTTAGTGATTGAAATTGTGTATTTTGATTCATAAAAACACCCTCGAACGTAACCGAACGAGGGCATCTTATTTACCATAGCAGTTGGTGCAATATTGGAAAAATAAACTTTATTCTAATTTATCGTTCTCCATGATTAATTTTCATTAGATAACATTTTTCTTATTTTTTCTAAAGAATCGCTGCGCATTATTTTTTCTAAGAAGGGTTTTACAGTCTGAGCAATAGCAAAGGTGTCCTTTTCACCATCAGGGTACAAAGATACGGCAAGCACCCCTAATGAAATTTTTCTATCTGTAGACAACTCCCAAGATAATAAGTCAATTAATGGGATTATCTTATAATCAATAATTTTACGTCGTATGCTTTCCCAACTTCCTGCAATTGGTTTGTCTGGCTCAACAATTGAAAGTTCACTACGCCATTTTGGTAATAGTTTTGTAAACGCTTCAATCAACTCATCATCTCTGTTATGTAGTAAGTCAACAGAAACAAGCATATTATCTAATGTATCAGAAAGGAGATTCACTGGTTCACGCATCACAGCCCAAAACATCCCATTATCTTCTGATATTAAACTTCCAACCATCTCATTATCTATGATGATTGGTTTATCCTTCCAATATCCTCTTTCCGCAGTCAGTTTATTAATCATTGATATATCAAACCTTGTTACAGGTTTAATTCCATCATCATAACTTAGCTCAATTAACTTCGGCTGCACTTTATGGTCATATTCTTTTTGTTTATCACAAAACCAATCGTCTTCGTTCAGCTCTCCAAATGGATCCCCGTAATTATTATGCAACGGGTATTCAGCACCAAACATAAAACCATATTCAGGCATCTCAGAATGTTTCATTGTTAAATCATCTTGTCGCCAATATAATTGGCGAAATAGATCTTTATCCGACAAGTTTTCTAGGCAATCATATTTGCCTAAATCAAATGACTTTGGTAAATCTTTTTTACTATTTACTTTTTTCGTCATTGTATCCCTCTCAATATCACAATATTTTCATTATATCCCGCAATCATATCAAGACGCTCAACCCATAGATTCAGTGCGTCCCGTTTCGCCTGCAAATAGCGTGAATGGTTATAGGTTTTTTGCTGACCTGGCATCTGATGCGCTGTGATGTGCTCCACGATATGCGGATCGACACCTAAATCATTCAGCATAGTTGTAAACGTGTGTCGGAAATCATGCAGCGTCCAGTGTTCCTGCTTAAGCCGCTTATGCGCATTTCGTCCATATTGCGCCACCGTGGTATCTTTTTTCAGTTCGCCGAGTAATAACCCAGTGTGTGCGTTTTGCTCCACCAGCTTCTGAATGAACGGCAAAATGCCATCAGGAATAGGTCGGAATATTGTTACCTTCGTTTTGCTGTGCTCTTTTGGCACTGTCCACAACATTTCTTTCAGATCCCATTCTTTGATCTCTGAAAGTCTGATCTCTGCCGTTCTGCACCCGAACACAATTAACAAGCGCATTAACGCACTGTAATAGGGAGCGAACACATCACCATCAATAGCGCGTAGAATTTCTTTTAGTTCGCTGTTGCTGTGCACTCTCTCGCGGATTTCTGCTCTCTTCCCCACATCAGTAACGATCAAATCGTCCAGGGCGTTGCTAAACGCGTAGCGCCGCCTGCGGCAAAACTTTAGCGCCTGTTTGCATGTCTGCATGACATGGCCCGCTGCTACTGGTGCTTTTTTTCGTACGCGGTCAAAACATACGATCCACTGCCTTGTATCACACTTATCAAGGGGAATTGCCCCTATATGGCAAATGATGTGCTTATCCATACGCTGCACCAGCTTTATGTAATCTTTGCGGTTATCCTTCGCGTATTCCTCCAGCCAGTAGTTAATCGCTTCCTTCACCGTAACGGGTTTTAGTGCTTCCTGTACTGTGGCGCACAACTCATACCGAGGGTTTTTACCCTCAGCCAGCCATGCCCGGCACTGTGTTCGCTTTTCCCTTGCAGATTTCAGCGACAATTCCGGGTAAGCCCCCAGCTTTAACCGCTCTGCGGCAACCTCACGGCCTCCCGTTCGGTACCGGAAATACCAGGTTAATTTGCCTCCCTTTGAGTGTTTAATCTCCAGCCCACCCCCGTCGGAGTAAAAACGCTCTTTTTCTGCCTGGACAGCCACCAATTTTTTTAACGTTGAATCGCTCAGTTTGTTTAGTGCTTTTCCCACTATCAGATCCTCTTTTCAGTCCTCAGCCTCAAAAAACTGACCACACAACTGACCACACATTTTGTTGAAACTCGGCAAACAACGACGAACAGCAGCAAACAAGAAAGCCAATTAAATTAATTTATATCAAATACATAAACAAACAATCACGAACACTCCCGAACTACAAAAAACACTAAATGAGAAAATACGGGTATTTCTCAGCCTTCACAAAGAAGGGCACCCCGAGTCGTTAGGTTGCGATAATAAATCGCAGAGGAGGATGGTAATGTCCAGCGCACGCGTTGTAAACGGGGAAAAACGGCAGTTTTACAATCGCGTTAATAAATTATTTGATATAAGAATCCAGCACCTTCAGAACGACATCCAGATCTTCTTCACGTTTTAGCTCATCCCCCTGGTGAACGATGTGTTCCGTCAGATGACCTTTAATCACTTCCCGCATCAGACCGTTTACCGCGCCACGGATAGCAGCAATCTGTTGTAAAACTGCAGCGCATTCATGCGGTTCGTCGAGCATTTTCTTGAGCGCCACGACCTGGCCCTGAATCTTACTGGCACGCGCTTTCAGTTTCTGTTTATCACGAATTGTATGAGACATGGCAACACCTGGTTAACAAGAATATGAAAAATCATAGCACTATTAATCTACTGGGGGGTAGTATCAGATACTGGGGGGGAGTAGAATCAGATTGCCGAATTAATACTAAGAATTATTATCATGACCGAATTTACAACACTTCTTCAGCAAGGAAACGCCTGGTTCTTCATCCCCAGCGCCATCTTACTTGGTGCGCTTCATGGCCTGGAACCGGGGCACTCAAAAACGATGATGGCGGCGTTTATCATCGCCATCAAAGGCACCATTAAACAGGCGGTGATGCTCGGACTGGCAGCAACTATTTCGCATACCGCAGTGGTCTGGTTAATTGCCTTTGGCGGGATGGTGATCAGCAAACGCTTTACTGCTCAATCAGCAGAACCGTGGCTCCAGTTGATTTCCGCAGTGATCATTATTAGCACCGCGTTCTGGATGTTCTGGCGTACCTGGCGCGGCGAACGCAACTGGCTGGAGAATATGCACGAGCATGATCATGAGCATCATCACCACGATCACGAAGATCACCACGGCCATGGACATCATCACCATCACGAACATGGCGAGTATCAGGATGCCCATGCACGAGCCCATGCCAATGACATTAAACGACGCTTTGATGGTAGAGAGGTCACCAACTGGCAAATTTTGCTATTTGGCTTAACCGGTGGCCTTATCCCCTGCCCGGCAGCAATTACCGTGCTGTTGATTTGCATTCAGTTGAAAGCCCTGACACTGGGCGCAACACTGGTCGTCAGTTTCAGCATCGGCCTGGCGTTAACGCTTGTCACCGTAGGCGTTGGCGCAGCAATCAGCGTTCAGCAGGTCGCAAAACGCTGGAGCGGATTTAACACTCTCGCTAAACGCGCTCCCTATTTTTCCAGTCTGTTGATTGGCTTAGTTGGTGTGTATATGGGCGTACATGGCTTCATGGGCATAATGCGATAACTCAATCCTTTAGGCTTGCATGTTATCTTCAGCCCAGGATGATTCTTAAATCAGCTATTTCCGCTGACTCTCTGCTCGCTAAGGATGCTTTTAGGGCATCCTTTCATTTACACTTTTTACGAAATCATGGGATCACTAACAAAATATCGCTTGTCAGTTATATTGTATGGCAGGAAAGATATGCGACTGATATTACAGATCCCCAAAGTGGAGAGTTTATGACCATTAAAAATAAGATGTTGCTGGGTGCGCTTTTGCTGGTTACCAGTGCCGCCTGGGCCGCACCAGCCACCGCGGGTTCGACCAATACCTCGGGAATTTCTAAGTATGAGTTAAGCAGTTTCATTGCTGACTTTAAGCATTTCAAACCAGGTGACACCGTCCCAGAGATGTACCGCACCGATGAGTACAACATTAAGCAGTGGCAGTTACGTAACCTGCCCGCGCCTGATGCCGGGACGCACTGGACCTATATGGGTGGCGCGTACGTGTTGATCAGCGACACCGACGGTAAAATCATTAAAGCCTACGACGGTGAGATTTTTTATCATCGCTAAAAAAAAGCCCCCTCGGAGAGAGGGGGGAATGCAGACACCTTAATATTTTTATTATTAGCCACTTGCTCGTCTTGCTTGTTATTAGTCGTATTTCACGTTGATTAATGCGGTTGCCTCCAGTGCGCCAGATTTAACTTTGTTTGTATCGTAGACGTAGTAACTGGCCGTTATCGGAATTGAAACCGTTGTATCTGTAAGTTTTGACTTTGCCGCAATTTCTTTTAAATTTGTATATCCTTTACTGCTGTTAGTGATATTTAAAAGTGTGACTGGCGTACCATTACTTTCAAGAATAAATCCTACGCCATTATCTTCCGCACCTTTCAGGATCGTGTTGCTGTTGGTTAACAAGTCAGAACTTGATAAATACACCTGCATTTTCCGTGATGTTTGATTTTGTTGACCTAATAAATTTTTACAACGCAGAATAATATCCCCTTTTTTACTATTTATTGTTGTTTTGTTACCTGTGGCTGGTAATTGTGAAACGGGAATACTCTCTAACGTAATTAATAAATCGTCCGGTTTGCAGGTTGTGGTTATCGGGTTGTATGACAATGTCAGATTAAAGGAATAGACACCTGCATTTTGTGCCAATGCATTTCTGTAGCTATTTACACATGCATCCCATGACTTGCCACCTAATAAACACAGTAGAAATTGTACTGCGGCACTCCCGCGTGTCGATGATGAAGCACTGGATAATGTTGCAACACCATTAATCATCACTGAACCGCCGCCCCCCGCAGAAACATTCACTTTTGCATTACTGGCCGCAGGTGTCACCGTTACCGAATAACCACTGGTGAAACTGGTCTGATTATTTGACAACGTAATGTTGTTTTTATTGGTCCATTCAAAATGTAAATTTAATTTAATGGTATCGTTATAAAGTCCAACAATAATATCCGACGGGCTCATAGGTGTGATAGTATTTGTACTCACGCATGACGAATCATTAAAATTATGCTCATATGTCGCCATTTGTGTTTGAGTAAGTGAAAAATCCCCCTGAACAACCAAATTGTGCTGAACAGATAACTCACTATAACATGCCGCATAGCTCACAGGCATAACCATCATCATTACTATAAATAGCATTATGCGAATTTCCATAGAACCACCTGACTATTACTGGCAAATATAATTTCTACTTTCATCAATCTCTTTACCGAAGGTGATTGTGCATGAAAGCCCTTGTTGCTTATCAATTGCTACATTAACCGATGGCGGTACTTCATTGGTGCGAATAAATAACTGGCTTCCCTGGCCGACAACACCAATATTATGACCATGGATATCATTGACTTCATAACCAAACGTTAATGGTTGCCCATCCGCTCTTAACGCTTTTATAAACCATGGCTTGCGCTGATCGGTATCAAAATTAACCAGTACAACCGCGCCGCGATAAGGGGCGGCAATTTTCCTGTTGCCACGTAATTCTGCTTCGCTATCGCTTTGTGACACATCCAACATCAGGTAATTTTCCCGATAAGGTGTCATCCCGTCGTATACCACCACTCCATTACGGTTTGTTGTGCGATATTTTTGCCCATTGACATAAGCATCTTTAATTCCTGGCGCATTCATCACAGCAAACGTTTCAGAAAGACGGTTTGCCAGATTAACGCCACCCGACCAGGCGACAATGCCCCCTGAAACACTGGCTCCAGCCTGTCGATAAGTACTCGACTGACTATAACTGCCATTCACCGTTGCCACCGGCGCGTTCCAGGTTAAATTCGCCCCAGCTGTCGTTTCATTTCCCTGATACTGATAACTCAGGTTGACCCCATAGTTAAACTGATCCCGGCTTCCAACGGTTCCTGATAATCCCGTATTATTTGAGGCAACCCCCTGATCATCAAACGTCGTTGAGTTAGACATATATATTTGCCGACGAGGCGTCGTAACGTCATCACCCCAATCAAAGGGAATCGATATAAAAATATTAAAACGTTTCTCTTCATGATGATTCTCGTCATAAGCATGGCTTGCCGCGAGGGTATAGCTTATCCTTCGCAGGTTGTTGGAATAACTCAACTGATAATCCTTACTGCTGCCGCTACGCCCCCAGTAATCTCGCCATAACGTACTTAAGGACACAGAACCCCAGCCTTCTGGCAATGACTGACTCATATTAGCAGAAAAGCTATTTTTACGGCCAAAATCGTTCTGGTAATAATCGGCAATGTCATAGATATCGTTTTCATCACGGCGATAATTATCTTTATTGTTTGCCCATACGTGATCGTTAAATGTCCGATAATCACGCGACGAATAACGCCAGGCCGCCAGACCAAAACGTGTCGACGTTTGGCTCACAAATTTGTTGTAGGCAATTTGATAACTTTGCCCGTCAAACACATCGCCGTTGTCTTGTTTACTATGCGACTTCGTGGCATCGATGGAAATGGCACCAATGCGTGTATTCCAGCCAGTCCCCAAAGTGAACGCGTAATAATTATTCGCGACCATCGAGCCACCATACAGCGTTAATAAGTTATTAAAACCATACTGATGACCCGCCTGGACAAAATCACTTTGTTTGCTCGCCCCTTCAATATGGCTACGACCCGCCGCAAAATCATATTTCGACACGCCGGGTTGCAGCATATTTGGTACCGCTGCATAAGGCACCAGATAGGTGGTTACCGAACCGTCCGCCTCTTTCACGCTGACATCAAGATCCGCTCCACCACCGGCCAACTGCAAATCTGTAATCGCAAACGGGCCAGGAGGAACCTCTTTCTGATAAACCACAAAACCATTCTGTTCAATAGTTACCAGCGCGTTACTCTGAGCAATCCCCTGCACCCGTGGCGTAAAATTTTGTTTCGAGTTAGGCAACATCTGCATATCACGAAACAACCGCACACCGCTGAAGCGAACAGAATCAAAAATATCGCTTGATGTGTACATATCACCCACACGAAGCGTGCCGAGAAGTTGGGCAAATCCACGTTCCAGATACAGGGTATTGCTTTTCCACACCCCTGGATTGTTATTTGTTTTACTGAAACTGGCATCAGAATGCAGTTGCCACTCCTGTAAATTTAACCCGCTGTTAAAACGTACATATGTACTCTTGCTATTACCGGACGCTTTATAATCGCTGTAATACTGACTCACATAATAAGAGGTATAAAACGCATTAATACCCCGCTCCCAGTTTTCTGGTGGAACATAGCCACTTTCCAGCTCTTCCACCCAGGCCTGCGGGACACTGAAATCGAGACGAAAAACTCCGATATCCCAGGTATAGCTCCCGCCCTGAATAAGTTGCTTAAATGTTAAACATTGCTTACCGCTGGCAAAGCTATCGGTATTAATGCCTAACCGCTTGATCATTTCCCTTGATAAACATGTTTCTTGCGGGTTGTCTTTAACAATGATCTCATATTTCCCACGCCATTGCTTATTGACATAAATATCGATGTCATACTGCCCCGGCAAGGGCTGATTATCTTCAAGACGAATATTTGAAACCTGCTGGTCTTTCATTCCACCTATCATGAAATGGGTATCAAAGGTTTCTTCAGCTGCATAAGCTTCAATGCCGATTAATAACGCTACGATTGCTGATGCAAGTGGGGTCATTCTCAACATAGGCAGCTCCTGCAATTAAATTTTGTCACTAATATAATTGCCATGGTCATCGATAATGGTCAGATGCCAGTTATTTGCATTATTACTTTTGACATTAACACTCTGACTTTCTAAGGGGGCGATCATAATAGTTTCATAATTGACTTTGACATTATTAGCTTTGACATCCGAAATCGTCACCCAATTAGCTGAGTCATTTTTTATCACCAATCCATTGCCACTGCGATTTACCAGTAACTTTTTAAAGGTCACTTTATTTACCGGAGCAATACCCGCTGGCCGGTAAAACAACTTAATTCTGTTTTGCATCGCAAACTTCAGTGCATTCTTACCTTCTTGTTCTGGACTATTTGGTGGAATATCCAGAACATTCAGATAAAAAATACTCTCTTTATTAGTGGGTAGTTTATTCGGCATAATTTTAATTTTTACTTGCTGCCCGGAATTTGCCCCTATTTTTGCCACTGGTGGCGTTAACATGAAAGGAACCTGAATTTTTTCTGGTGGTAATGACGTATCGCCATCATCAATCCACGCCTGCATCAGCGAAGAACGGTTTCCCTGGTTCATCAACTGCACCATCACTTCTTTGTGCTCTGCCGGGTAAATAATACGCGTCCCGTAGATAACAATACCGGCATGTGCAGGAAGGACCATAGAAGAAATGAGTAAAGCTAATAATCCTTTCAT